CTTACAGGTGAAGGTGCTCCAGTTGACCCTAGAGTAGAAAGGATGCAAAAACTTCAAGCTATTCAACAAGAATTTCCCGAACCAGAAACTATGGCAGATTATCAAAAACTTGTTGGTGTGTTTAATAGAGCTGGTTTACCTGGTGAAGCACAAAAAGCACAAGCAATGGTTAATAGTATTAGATCATCTATGCCAAATCCTTCAAATGATTATAAAGCATATTCTGAAATGACAGATAACCCTACTCCCGAAGGTTTTAAAGCATGGTACAAAGAATTTAAAGGTGGAAACACTACAAACAAAACTACAAAACAAATGGCATTGGCTAATTTTATTAAATCTAAGCCTTATATAGATGGAACTAAAACTATAATGGATTTTGAAAAAGATTTTGAAGCAGCGGGCAGAGCTCCAACTTCTACCTCTATAACAGATCCAACAAAAATAGCACAATCTAATATATTAAATGATTCAATTAATGATGCATATCAAATTTTATTAAATGATCCTGAAAATGAAGGTGTTCCATTAGAAGATTTAATGGAAGATGCTAAAGTTATTGGAAGTAATAAATTTTTAGAAGATAAAGAAGCTACTACAAAAGGAGATACAAGTCAAAATGTAGATGATTTTATATATTGGTCAACTAAATATCCAGAAAAAAGTGATGATGATATACGAGAATTAATAGCTGCAGGAAAACCTACTTCACCTCAAAATATTTTATTAAATGAAAATAGAGCATTTAATAGAGAAGCAATAGCATTAAGACAAGATGAAAGTAGAATTGATATGGCCGAAGCTAAAAGTAATCTGGTAAAAACTAACGCAATGCTAAATGCATATACAGTTGGTGCAGAATCTGGTTGGGGTAGAAAATGGTTACTTTCAGGTAATAAAATTGGTCAAGATTTTTTTGGTTTACCGCAAACCGAAGCTGTGGTTGCTACGGAAGTATTAGAGTCTTTGTTTAAAGCCTACACATTAGATAGAATGGCTAAATTAAAGGGTACTCCTTCTGATAAAGATTTAGATACTGTAGAACTTGCTGGAGCAACTTTGAATAGAAGCAGGGCTGCAAATATGATTATTATAGAATTTGATGCTTTTCAACAACAAGAAAAAATTTACCAAGGCCAGCATATGTTAAATTGGCATATAGATTTTATTAAAAAAAATGGAGAAGCCCCTTCAGGAGCAGAGTATGATCGATATTTAAATGCGTTTAGAAATCGAGGTGATGCTACAAAATGGATTGGAGAAGAAGAAGATAGATTAAGATTAATAGATCCAGCTGTTTATGGTAATAATGAATTTAATGGGTTTGATAAACTTGCAAACCTTGATCTAAACAAAACTGAAAATCAAATTAAAATTGAAAAATTAGTTAAGGAAGAGGATGATGAAGCTGCTGCTGCTGCTTTATTAGAATTCAATAAAAATAGGCGACAATAATGGCAACAGATAATAGAACAAACCTAATGGATTCTGTAAAAGAAATCCCTACGCAAGTATTGGGTTATGCTAAAAACACGCTTACACCTGAATCTGCATGGACTAAAGAAGAATCTGAATCAAGGGCTATAGATAGATCTGTTTATAGAAATGGTATGACTGCAATTATAAATAGATATAAAGGCAAAGAAGATCCAGCTTGGCAAAGCGAAAAAGGAAAAGTTGATTTAGAAACTATAGAAAAATATCAAAAAGAATTAAGGGGTGATTTAGAAATAAGTTACGATGAATTAACTTGGAATCCTAAATTTTTACAAGATGCAAGAACTATGTACAAAGCTGAATACGGGTTTGATTTTAGAGAGTCAGATCATAGATTAAAAGATTATGCGTTTAGTAAATTTAATGCTGTAGAACAAAACATTGGAATTACTGGTGGTGCTTTAGTTCTTGACAACATGTTTTATTCTGATTTTGATGAAAAGCAATTACAATCCACAGCTAATACATACAAAACTTTTACAGAAGTAGATTGGACAGGAAAAGGATCAAGAGATTTTGGTAGTCAATTTATAGATTTTTTTGGTAATACAATAACTGATCCTGTAATGGTGGGTACTGGATATACTGCTGGGTGGGTTGCAAAAGGAGCTAGATTAGCTGGTAAAAAACTATTTTCAAAAACTATAGCAGATCATATGGCTAGTTTAATTGGACTTTCAGCTTATTCAGGATCATTAAGTGCTGCACATTCTTCAAATATTCAAAATACACAAAAAGATTTAGGTTTAATAGATGAAGTTAGTGGGCTTCAAGTGGCTGGTGCTGCTGTATTAGGTGCTGCAATACCACCTGTTTTTAAAGGTGCAAGTGTTCTTTTGGGTAAGGGTTCAGAGTCTATTAACAGAAATTTTGGTTTAAATATTCCTATCATTGGAGATATAAATGCACTAGCTGGAAATGTACAACGATCAGTAAAAAAACCTACTTATTCAATTTATGGAAGAAATGTTGAAACATTAGAAGCAGATGCTGGAACTGTTAAAGGAAAAACAGCTGCATTTATTGGAACAGTATTAAATGTTGAAAAAAATATAATACAACAAAAATCAACAACAACAGCAAATAAAGATTTTTATAATGCGGTAACTGACGATGTTATTAATCCTATGAATGAAACTATTCAAAAGGGCTATAACAATCTATCATACAAAGATATGAGTGCTGCAAGCATGGCTAAAATTAAAATACAGGTTGACGAGTTAATAAAACAAAACAAAACTAATCCGAATTTTGTTTTGCAAGGAGAAATAAAAGACTTGTATGATTTGCTTATTCCAGTTAAAAAAATAGCAGAAAATAAATCTAAAATTAAAGCCTATAAACAAGCATTAATAGATCATGAAGCAGCACTTGTTGCACACAGAAAAGAAGTAGCATTAATTAACAAAAAAAATGCTGCGATTACTAAAACTAACCTAAATAAGCCTTTTGATTGGGAAGCTGGTGCTCCAAAAAATCAACAATCTTTATTTGAAATTCCTAAAGCTCCTGTTAAACCTCGTGATCCAGGAATTAAAAACCCAGTTACAGAGGCTATGCTTAAATCTGACCAAGTTGATAAAGTATTTCAACAATTAAGAACAGCAATTTATAACCAAAAAGATGGAGTTTTTAAAAGAGGTGATAACTTAACTGCTAACGCTTATGATAAACTTTACAATGTATTAAGAGTAGAACAAAGAAGTGTTTTATCAACTAATGGAGATAAGTTAGCTTGGGATGCTTTGCAAACTGCAACTAGAGATTTTAAAGACACATTAAAAAATTTACCTTTAGGCAAAAAATTTGCAACAGTTTTACATTACAATAAACTTGCTAATAATGCTAAATCTAATGGTAGTCAAGGAAATTATGATGCGTTTACTTTACAAGCACAAGAAGAAGCAGGAAACTTATTAGATTATATAATTAAAAATAAAAATTCATTAAATCATTTAAAACAATTTAAATCTGTTTTACAAAATATAGATAAAAGAACGGGTAATGTAGTTGCTGCTAGATCTGGCGGTCAAGAGGCTGCAATAGCAAAAGAAATGGAAATAGCATTTACAAAAAAAGACTTTCAAAAATTTCCAGAGTTATCTAAATTAGATGGTGTAGAAAATAAAGTTACAAGACTTGAATTCATTGAAAGTTACGCTCAAGAATATACAAAAAAACTAAGGCCAACTAATGAATCTTATGAATCCCTTTTAGGAATTATAAAATCAAAATTAGGTAGAAATCTTGAAACTTCAGGTACAGAATCATTGTCAAAAATATTAGAAAGAGATGATGGTTTTGAACTTATAGGATTTATGTTTCCTGAAATGAAAAACGATTTACTTAATATTAAAAAATTAGGGCAGTATCTTGACAAACATGTAGCACCTAAACATTCACAATCTGTTATTGTAAATATGACTATTGCAAGAGCAGCACAAGATATAGGTAAATCAACTATAGGCGAAAAAGGTTCTGGTCTTGCTGTTTTAGGTGCATTTTTTGGTTTAGATAGATGGAGAAATTTAATTAACAATAAATATTTTCAACAGTCTATGGCTGAAGCAATTAACAATAAAGGTAGAATATCAACTAACACCGCCAATAGATTAAGAGAAAGATTAAATTTTGATGACAAGGGTATTAGAGAGTTGCAAGACGGGATATCTAATTTATTGTTAGTTCAAATACCAGCTATTAAAAATCAAGAAAATATTAAAAGAAAAGCAAAAAGGATGGTGGAGTAAAAATGGCTATGACTAAAAAACAAAAAAAATTATTGTCTGGAATGTTTACAAGTAAAAAAGATGATTATATGCCAGATATAGATTGGGACAAGGATCAAAAATTTGATTCTAATGGTATGCCTATTCCTAAAAGTGAGTCAAAAGTTGTTACAGAAGCAAAACCCAAATCTATGGAATATAGCGAAGAAGAAATATTAAAAGCTGAAGAAATAGCAGATGCAGGTAACGATTGGAAAGCAGAATTAAAAAGAATGTTAAGTTCAATGAATAAAGACAAACCTAAAAAAGAAGAAAAAGGTATGTTGTCTAACGCTAAAGAAGATCAGATTGCCAAAGGTTATCACCAGATGCCAGATGGCTCTAAAATGAAAGACTCTGAAATGGAAGAAGAAGTTAGCACAGATGTAGCTAAAGACTTGGATGATGAGGGTAGAGGTCTTAAAGGTTACAAGCCACCTGTAGATAAGATGAAAGAGGGTTGGAAACAAGTTGAAGGTAGTAATGCTATATCTGTAGATGAAAAGAGTGAGCATTGGCAAACTCAAAAAGGATATGATGAGGCTATTAAAATGTATGGAACTAAACCAGCATGGGTTAAAGAGCCATCTCTTATATATAACCCTAAAACTAAGGAGTATGATCCTATAGAAAAAGAAGAGTTTGTAGATCTTAAACCTAAAAAAAGAATAAGTTTATAATGGATTTCTTAGAAAACTTAATGGATAAACATCCACTAACTAAATTAGAAGGGATGCTTTTACCTGCCACAAAATATCTTGATGATGTTCTTACTCATGGCACATCTATTACGAAAGAAGATTTTTCAACATCAACATTATCTTTACTTGAAGATATAGTTAGAAATGAGGGTGTTGGATCTATTGATCTTAAAAGGGATCAAAGAATACTTGACACATATGGTAATGGATTTGAAGAAGGCATGGATCATTTAACTAAACCTTATGGTCAACTTAGAAATACTTTAGGTCAATTTGATATAACTCAAAACAACCTTGGCGAATACATCTTAACTGATACTTATGATTGGAGTGATGATTACAAAAATAGGGGTTATACAGGTGATACTTTAAATGTATTAGGCAAAATTGCTTATGAACATGGTGGAACTAAAGAGGGTGAGGGTAAACCTTATCAAATAAACCTTGGAACATTAATGAACCAAGGCATGTTTAAAGACACCAGGCCTTAATTAAATGGACTCATAGGAGGGTGCGGAGGTAATCTCTTTTCCTCTTCTTTTTCTATAGTTTGCATACACCATCCTCACAATCATCATCCGATGTTGATATTATATACTCATGTTGATTTAATTTAACTTGTTTCTTTATAGGGTTACTTAGGTTTCCTACTGTAAATTGTTGTAATAGATTTTCATAACTTCTTATTTCACATCTTTTAAGATACTTGTTGTAAGCATCATCAAACTTTATACTTAATATTTTTGCTCTTGTTGCATAATCTATTGCCAACGCTTCACATAATTCCACCCTTGTCATTTGTACTATCTCCTATGATTTTCATATTAAATTTGATACATGGCTGATCGCTATATATCTTTCTTGCACTAATTTCTACGATCTGCCGATCATCTACATAAACTACTTCATTTAACGAATCCAGGATTGCTTTGAGGTAATTATCTACATCTGCGTTATTGTCGCAATACTGTCCATTCTTGGATTCTTTTTTTTTCTTAGACCAAGACTTAGGCATACCAATAAAGAAGCTTATATCGACATCCAGCAGACTCTCAGAGGGTGTAATATCCATTACACTTGTTAGTGCCATCATGTCTTTCTTAAATTGGGTGTATTTCTTAGGGTAGTAAGTCGACCAACGAGTAACTCTTGGTCTGGAGGCTGGACAAGGATTTATGTCAAATATAATCCTCATAGTGTTCACCTCTTAGGTTGTCTATATCTTGTATTGCAAGTGCTAAATGTATTCTAATCTGCACATCTCTTGATCCATCTCCCTCTCGTGCTATTTCAATAGCATCTCGAAGATGTTCTGCAATTGTATCTAATGTATCATGTCTTTGTTGTTTATGTCTTAGGCTCATTTTTAATCATTAATTGATAATCTTCATTTCTAGGTAAATTTAAACCCCATTCACGAGAAAAATAACTATCAATATCCATTAAAAATTGAACAAATTCTATAACGGTTAACTCTTTAGTAGACTTGTCTTTATCTCCTAAAAATTGTAAAGCAAGATCTTCTTTACATTTTTGTTTACTTTCTTCACCTTGCTCTGTTCTTATTATGTCAACCCATTTATGGTAAAGCCTATTTTGAGCATCACTTCTTTTGGGTTTTCCTTCAACAATTGATATTGTAGCTATCTCACAGTCAGGATTATTATTAAAAAAGGTTTTAGATAAAGATCTAAATGTTTCTTCTTTAGGTTTACTTCTGTAAATTACTCTGTGTACACTCATTGTATCATATCAATTAATCTTTGGAGATAAAATTTTGCTTTTTTTAAATCTTCCACGCCATTCTTGAACCTGTGTCTACAAACATATTTAAGTACATTAGATTCTAAGTATGGGAGATCTTGATCAATAATAAAATCTATGACTTCAATCTTACCTTGTTTGTAATGAGAGGGGTTAATAGGATCATCAACCCCCTTTGTTTCTTTAGCCACCAATCCATCCCATGACTAATGCAACAACAACAATACCCAAGAATATTGTTAAACTTCTATTCTTTAAAACTTTATCTACTAACTCTTTTATTTCTTCCATACTTCTCTCCTTAATTATAACAAGATAGGGTACTCAATTATACCTGGGGAATATTGGAGTAAAAAACCCAGGTTGTAAGCAATAATTGAAGTGATCATGCTTGTCAGCATAAAATATTAGAAGTACCCTAACTTCTTATAACTCTTGTTCCAACATTATAGGCTTAGAGCCTAACCAACCTATACAGCCATTTGCCTCAATTGGTTCGCAAGTAAGCTGTTGCTGTTGTTCTCTTTGCATATCTTCCAATTGACTACACCCACTAAGCATCATAACTACAATAAGTATTGGTATTGAAATAAAAACAATTTGCATTAAGTTATTCATTTTATAAGTTTTAATATTATTATTTTAACATTTATAGATGGTACTAATATGTATTTTATGTATGGAACAAAAATGTATTTTATCCATACAAGTCCAAAAAAAACTGGAATTGGTCTATCACCTTCTTCTGGAATCTTTTCTTTTATATTTAATTTTTCATCAAATTCAATTTTCATTTAATTAATCCTTTCTCGTGCATTATTTTTTGTGTTTCAACAACTGCAAAAAACATTTCTTCAGATATATTAATACCCTCTGGTGTTGGCTTTCTTCCATCATAAATATCATGACAATTTAAGCACAGATAAGCACCATGTATGTCTAATGCTTTTAAACCCATGCCAGCACCATTTAAATGTGCCAGCACCACAGTTTCTCGATCAGGCATACAACCTTGTATTCTCATTGTACAAGCCTCACCTCTTGCCGACTCTCTAATTTTTTTACTTCTACTCTTTGCCATAAAGGTTGATCTCTATATCAGAAAATCTTGAATAACTTCCGTCAAAATCACATTTAACAAATCCTATCTGCCCCATTCTATTCTTAGCAACTATCAATTCAGCTTGCCCTCTATCAGGTGAATCATCATGATAATAATCATCTCGATAAACAAACATGATCATATCAGCATCTTGCTCGATCTCACCAGAGGAGCGTAGATCACTCATAAACGGTCTTTTATTCTCTCTCTGCTCTACCCCTCGACTCAACTGAGAAAGTAGAATTATGGGTATCTCAAGGTCTTTAGCAAGGTATTTTAACTCTCTAGTAATGTTACCTAGTTCAGAAACCTCTCTACCTTTATCATACTTCATAATTTGTAAATAATCTATGAGTATTATATCAATTTTTTTGTCTGAATTAAGTTTTTTTGCAGTAGAAAAAATGTTTTTTACTGACAATCCTGACTTGTCAATAATATTCATGTTCTTATTACCCGCTTTAGCCAAACTTTCATAGAAACTTGTTTGTTCATCATCATTTAGACTGCCTTTTTCCACCTTAGTTAATGGAATATTGCTATCACACGACACCATTTTCATCATTAGTTGCACTTGGCTCATCTCTAATGAGAAAAATAACACATTTTTAGTGGTGCTTAAATGGTTTGCTATGTTTAAAGCAAGAGTTGACTTGCCCATTGATGGCCTACCCGCTAAAACATTCAATGATCCAGCCCTAAATCCACTTGTTAGTGCGTCTAATGAATCAAAACCACTAGATAAACCAGTGCCATGCTCGTTAACATTGTCAATATACTCAATAGTCTTTCCAACAATGCTTTTCATTGAGTGTTCTGACTGATCTGATAGTTCACCCTCTAAAGTTTGTATCTGATCTATTGTTTCTTGGTAGTTATCATACTCAATCTTAAACTTTAATTCTTCAATTGAGTTTTTAACTCTACAGGTGCGAATGTGGTTAGCATAAACACCAATATTGTTAGTGCTTAATGATTCCTCTAGGAGGGTTGCCAAAAAAGGAAAGCTAGTCCACTCTCCACTATGATCCCCACTCATGTCTATCCAGTTTCTTAAATGAAGTGCATCAACATGTTCATCTTCATCAGTCATTTCTTTAATATAGTCAAACAGTAGGCCTAAATTCTTATCAGAAAAATCTGAAGATATTAAACCAGTACCCAATACTTCATCTAAGCATGGCTCAAAAAGTAAACCACCTATTACTGCTCTTTCAGAATCTCTAGAATCGGTCTTGCTCTTTAACTGCCTGTGTAGTGTTTGTGTTTTCATATTTTTCTCCATTAGTTGTCATATTATTTTCCATTTCATCAGGTGTTGGGTAATTTTGTTCCTCCAACTCACCATCTTCTTGCATCTGTGCGTGTATCTCGCTATAGTAACCCATATTAATCTTCCTCCTCTATTTCATCTAAATCACAATGTTCTTTACAATCATAACATATATCGCCATGAATTACATCAGCACCACAACAACTACTAACAAATCCATATTCAAAAAAATCTTCAGGATAACTCATACTCATACATTTCTCCAATTAAATTCCTCGCCATATGGCTTGGATTCTTTAGCCTTACTTTCACCCATCATCTCCCAGTTACGATTGTTTATAAAGGTTTGTAAATGAGGGATAAATCTTTTTTCTGTAGCATTAAAATCTAATTTCACTAAAGATAAAATTGGTAGAATATCTTTCCAATCCTTATGCTTTTTAATAAAATTATTAAATTCGGTATCTGAACCTCTCTTTTTTCCTAAGTATCTAATCCTAAAATCTTCAAACAATTTTTTATCTTCAACAGATACTATCTCTTTCTCTTTAGGAATCTCTTTCTCTTTAATGTCGGTATGCATTTCCGTATGTACGGAACTCCGTAAGTACGGAAAAGCGTATATGTGGAATTCATTACTAGTAAACCTGTTCTGATCATCTTTAAGCCTTACTACCTTGTACAATCCAGCCTCTCTTAAACATCTCATTGCTTGTAAGTATTTAGATCTTCCAATGTCAAAATAATCTCTTACTTGTTCCTCTAACACGATCCAATTTTGTGGCTTAGATTGAAGGTAACACCATATGGCTAACGCATCAGGATTGTTAATAGATTGAACAACTTCCCTACTCAACATAAAGTAGGGAATGTCAGGTTGATGTGTTTGTAGCTTATGAATTGGCATTAGATAGATTTTAGCATAAGTTTTACAAAAGGATCAATGTACCAATCTCTTGATTTGATCCAAGTCTTAGTATCAACATAGTCATCACCTTTGTGAACAAGCTCTCTAACACTTCTAAACACATGCTTTGGATCAGTTGATGAGTTAAGCCTAGCCCTAGCACAAATAATGCTAGAACCAAGCCTTAGAGCCAACTCATTACAAGTTATCTCTCTACCATCATCTAATGTGTAAAGCCTAACCCAGTAACCTGTTGGTGATCTTGTATAAACTATGCCTAGTTCAACCTTTGTTTCTCTATCCATAATCAAAATGGCACTTCATCTTCAAATTCATCTACTACTGGAGCATCTCTACCCATATCACCTACTGGTCTTTGATCACCCTCAACTTTAATCTCTCTTGTGTAGACTTTAAGCCATGTGCCATACTCACTTTTATTAATGTAGCCTGATAGTTTCCATACCTTGCCATTTTCATCTCTAAAAGTGCCATAGTATGACTCTCTCTTGTTATCTTCTTCAGATCCATCATTCGTTTTGAATTTACTTTTAAATAAACTTCCACTTGACGGTTTGTTTTTATCTTCAGTCATTATATTTTCCTTTAGTTAAAAAAGGGATCTTATCGTAGATCCCAAGAACGCCCTTAATTAATTAATGCAAGGAAGTGGTATATGAAGCCACCCTGTTTAAAAAACAGTACATTAATCTTGGTAAGAGTACCAATAAATAACCATATATTTACTTCTTAAACACTTGTTCGTAATAGTCTACCATAGAAATATATTTAGAGGTTTCAATTAATTCCCCGCTATCATTTCTAGTCTTATCATCAAGCCACTCCCATATATCATTAGCTTTATCGAGATCACCATCTTTCTTGGCCTTGTCAATCTTTCCTTTAATCTCGTTAATATGCTCATTCCATGATTGGGTTTGAGTCTTGGTTTTAGTTTGTGTTGCTCGTTCACCATCATCATCATGAACCTCAAGAGAGAACATGCTCCAGAGTGCATATCTTCGATTGTAAGTTATTGAACTGCCTAGCGATTGGCTGTCCTCTTTAGCCATTACTAACCTAATATTAGATTCAATAAATTCTTCAGGGTGGTTTACAAGATATACTCTAGTGTTTAATAAATCAACACCATCTATATATTGGACTGTTTGAACATAACCCATACCCAACTCGTATAAAACTGGCTTAATTGTATCGATTATGTTGTTAATGTTAGCGTATTTATAGCTTAAAAACTCGTTCTTAGAGGTTCGCTCCACTTGATCCACTTTACCCCTAAAATCCATCATAGCTTTCCATATTGTTGGTTTAGATGATGTAGACCAGGCTAAGTTACTTGCGTTTCCAGTATCTAATTTTTTTGTCATATCATTTCCTTTTTAAATAAAGAAATTTAATTATACCATCATTAGATCCAAAAATTCATATATAATCTAGTTTCTTATAACAAAAAACAAGGAAATATTATGAATACCGATACAAAAATAGTTTACAAAAAAAATAAAGTAACTTTAACAATGAATAGTGATTATTATCAAAAATTGTTAGATGGTTATAACAATCTTAAAGACTCTACCAGTATGTTAATGGAGTGTAATGATTTATATATAAGTAATGTTGATAAATTAATAAGACTTGAACACCAAATGTTTAATGCTTTAGGTTTTCGTAAGCCTAATGATGGGTGTTATAATTGTGATGCGGTCTTATCAAGAGATCCTAATGCGGAGGTGAAAAAATGAGTACCAATGTAGACCAATTACAAGAAAATTATTATTTTGCAAATCAACAATTAACTGAATTACATAACTTAATACTACAATATATAGAAATTGATGATGACTTCAGCTTTAAGCATAATGATATCAGGGATACATTAGAAAATTTCTTTATTGGAAGGTCGATGCTTGAACACCCTAGTAACTTTAAAGATGATCCTGATGCGGAGGTATCGTAATGTTAATAGATAAAAATTTTTTAAATGTTAGGGCAAAACACCCAGAAGATTGGATCAATTTAATTTGGGAGGTTTGTAGTTTATATAGACAAATTACTGAAGATGCTTCTTCTTACTCTGATAAAGAGTGGAATGAAATAACTACTGCTATGTCTTGGATTGAAGAATCCCTATTAGAGGAGGTATCGTAATGTATACAGTATGGGTAGGTGGTACAGAGGTTACAGACAATTATGTTGATTTTGAACAAGCAAAAACAATTCATGATTCCTTTAAAGAAAATGGACATAACGATATTATTGTCCAGTTTGAAGAAGTTGATCCTGATGCTCAAACTGATAGAGAAGTACAAACCGAGCATTGGAATAGTGAGAGGTTATCAGAATGATTGATACTGAAGAATTAAGTTTTGAACAAAGGTTAGGAAAGGTATATGTGAAACAAAAACACAGTCAATCGAAAGATTTGTATCTGTTGGTTCAATCGCAATCGGACTTAATCGCACTAGTCGGTGATTTTACTAAATTTGTTGATATTATGATCGAGGGATTTAACCCCAAGATGGTTAGCAAGGAAAAATTTGAAATAGTGGTTGATTTTATTAACTCTTTAAAAGATGTGCCAATCGAAAAGCATATTGTTTTAAGAAATAAAATTGTCGATAAAATATCGAAAGCTATGAAAGAAATGGAGAAAAAAAATGATTGATAAAATTATCGCTTATGCGGTCTTTGTAATGGTTATAGTTTGTACCGCTTCTTCGATCTATTTCGTTTTGTTTTTGGAAGCCCTAAGAAAAGGTTGGTTGGTATGAAAATTAATACTAATTATTAGGGGAGGATAAGATGAAATGAATTAAAAAATATCAAATAAACAAAAAGGTTCTTCATTGAGCCTTTTTTTTTGCTATAATAAATGCGTGATCAATTGGATCACTACACAAAAGGACAATAATATGATTGATAAAATAAGAAAACAAGGTGCTGAAGATATTGTGAAAGCAGTAACAAAGAATATGTATGAATTAAGTGATAAATACGCAGTAGCAGTAACAACACCTTTCGCTGATCTTAGAGCGTTAGAGCGTAGGCATGATGCAATGGAAAAATTACTTGTTGAGATTATACAAACCTTTGATAGTCAGCTATATAGTGATGTTCAAAATACAGACAATCCAGTAGGTTTTTTAAGAAATAAAATTGATAATTTATTAAACAAAGGAGAATAATATGATTATAGAAGGACTAGACAAAGGCCAAACATTTATATGGGAATGGCAATACAGGACGCTTGGCGGGTTTGATTCAACACTTGCTGAAGCACTTTCAAAGGCTGATGGAGGTAACAGGGATAAACTTAGAAAGGGTTATCCTGAATACGCTGATGCTATGGATAGTTTTCAAACTGATAGTGGCTGGTGGCAGAGATGCCAAGATATAGTCAAATGGTTTGAAACCAATAAAGAACAGGAGGCCATATCATGAAGAAGATTCCATTATTCACACCATTTAAAGATGTTCAGCAAGGTATGGACGCTTTAATTAAAGCTATTAATAAAGTTAAAGATGATTCAGCCAAAGTAGAACTAGCAGTTATTTATGGCTGTCTGGGCAGTACACTTAATGAACAATTAAAGGAGAAAACATTATGAGAGATACTAACGATTACAATTCAAAATTACACTTACTTTTTGATCTATGGGATTCAGGGGATTTAAGATTTAAAGATGCTGACTCATTTGTTGATCATATAGAGCAACATATTAATTTCTCAATGGAACTGGCGATATCGATTGCTGAATATAGGGAGGATAGCGTAGGCAA